TTCTGGTTTTGGCCAGTTTGTTTCTGCCGGTTTATACTGGATGAAATCTGCAGACTCCAGATCTAAGATTTCCATACAGAGTTGAAGTTGTGGCATGTAATGCTCGGGTACCTCACCTGGAATGATCGCCCTTTGTGGTGGACACTTAATTTCAACAAGTTTTCCAGATTCACTGACACCGTCAGGACTTCCACCAAGCCAACTATGCTCTGGATGAGGACAAAGACCAATCTCATGAACAACTTCACCATGACGCTGTTCGTAAATGATACGCGCCTCATCTTCATACTTCTCACCATGTCTCGTAGCTGCATTTCCAGTGAATTTTTCACCGAGACCGCACTTTTTTAGTAAGAGACCTTCGGGTGTTTCATACTTATTTTTACCAATCGCTGTAGCCGCGTCACTTGCTGTGAGCATATTTCCACGCAGTTTCAACCACGCTTCACTTTTCTGTGCATCATATTCCCGTTCAATCAAAACCTTTACATTCGGATGCATGTTAGGTTAATTGAGGTTATAATTTTTAAGCTCATCCATCACTTGAAAATATATCTGAGCAGCATTCTGCTCAGCTTGTTTTTTACTCTTTGCCACACCTCTAGAACAAAACAAGTTATTGATGTAGATGTCAATATAGAAAAGACCTTCATGGTGTGCGGCAACACGATATTCAGGAAGTTGCCAGTTATTCACCTGACAATGTCGCATGAGGTGATCTTTGTAGTTGTCATCAACCATGATAGAATTTAAGTCGACGAGTTTGGGATCTTGATAAATTCGAAGAATAAACTCCTTCGCGTGAATCAACCCGATGTCCATATAGATCGCACCGATGAGGGCTTCGAAAACATCTTCTAAGATCTTTGGGTTATTGTTCCACCCATTTCGCATACCCTTTTCATCCATTACGACGAGCTCATTAAGACCGAGAGCATTCGCGATACGAGCTAATGTTTCACCACGAACGAGCTTTGTGCGAGCTTTCGTGAGGAAACCTTCTTGACGACTTTCGAAACGATCAAATAAAAACTTAGTGATGACGAATCCTAAAACAGAGTCACCAATAAATTCGAGAGTTTCGAAAGATTCTGTAAATTGTTCATACTCCTTGAGAGCAGATTTGTGAGTAAAAGCCTTTTGGTACAAATCAAGGTTTTTGATCTTTGTACCAACAAGTTGTTCTGCACGAGCCTTATCGACTAATGTGACCATGTTGTTATGTAATGTATGTGTTTATTTTTTAAGCCTCCTTCTTGACGTAGTGAGGGCTGAGGTACTTCTGAAGGTTAAGGTAAGTAACCTGGACGTCAGCGGGAGGAGCGAGAAGATCCTTAAGCTTGTCGTCAAGGATAATCTGACGACCGTTATCGGGGTGCTTAAGACCCTTGTCAGTGATGTACTTGTTGACAGACTTGGTCACCTCAGAACGAGAGATGAGCTCACCCGCTGGAAGTCCAAGAAACGCGCGCAACTTAGGGCTTACATCCTGCTTTCGGTTGAACCCGTTGTTGGCGGCGCGAGCCTTCGCCTTCTCACCATCGGGGTCGTCCTGGGTACTCTTAATCTTACGAATAAGCTTTGTGAGGTTCTTCACGTCAGTGCGGAGGGCAGCAAGCTCGGTCTGAATAGTTTCAAGAGACATTATATCTTTCTTACCTGCTTAATCTTTAAGTTTCTAAAAAAGAATATCGTTGCGATCGTAACAATCGACCACAATAAAAACATAAAGATACGATTATCTGGTGGGGGTTCGGCCGGTCGATCTATATAACGAAATGGTTCTCTTGAACCATCATCAGGGCACCCTCCTGCACAACAATCCGTTGGACATGGCAAAACGCTAGGTCCTTTTCTCACAGCACAAAATTGTTCCTTACTTCCCTTGAATGCGTAACATCTACAATTTTCGATGACGTCACAGACCATATTATTATATTATGATATAATAATGGATGACAAGATTTATCCCAAGGTGGTCATAGATAAATTCATTGATGAAAATCTTCTATTCAAGGATGCAAAGTTGAAAAAGTACTACGAACGAAACTTACAGAGAGATTTTGGTAAATTTCGTAGTCGGGTGCGAACTACACATTCTGACAAAGATTATGAAAAGATCATGTATGTTTTTGTTACAGATTCCATACGTGATATCATACTTGAAACCTTGGGAGAACTCACAAAGTTTTTGAGTACTTCTGGTGATCTCGTCGTGAGTGGTGGAGAAGCGTTTAATTTGTACACTGATTTCAAGGATAGGATTGTCACCAGTGATATCGACGCGAAGTTCGTACCACGTATCCCAATGAATGAAAAGTATTTTGGTAAACTACAAGCCGTCAAACTTATTCTCTGGAATAAGCTTGGTGAACTCGCGAAGCGTTTGAATATGCGCGTCAAAAAGAGAATTATGGCGATGCAGAAAAAACATTCCAAATTATTTAAATTTTTAGGAATTGGTTTTAAACAATCTGGGCCATACGTCACACGAAGATATTCATTAATCAAAAAGAAGAAGACGTCCAATACTAATAAACCCAGTAAAGGTGATATTTTCATCGACGTTGAATTGTTTGCTCTCGATCTTAACATTCGATTCTTATCGGCGAAAACAGGTAAAATTGAAGATTTCAACATGGGTGGTATTCTTGACATCCCATTCATGCGACCCCAGGAATTTGGGTATGAAGTGGCACTCACTAAACGACGTGGTATGACATATCGCGACGTGTTGACTGGAAGACTGATTAATGATAAACGTATTCTTGTTGCCAGTAAGGAGTTCCTCATCGAAGACATTTACCTGATGCATAAACTTCGTCTTCGTCCAGAAAAGAAAGAAAAGGATAGACAAAGACTTGTCAGGTTAGCTCAATTGTTTGATAAACGAATCAAATCCTCAAACTCGATGGATGATGTATTCAGGCGAATTAGTCCCAAAATTGTCACAAAATCTAGGGTACCCAGGAAACCAGTAAAAATTTCCATGAATGCTGCGAAAAAGGTTGATCCACATAAATACAAGAATTTCACGACGAAACCTATGAACGATCGTCTTTCTAAACAGATTGTACATGGTCTCAAGCCGGTTGTTAAAAATACAAATGTCGAAGGGTATAAAAAATCTTCAGGAAATAAACGTTTCAATACAAAAACGCTCAAGTGGAAAAATGTTGGAACAAATGCGTACGTGAAAAACGAATTTCCACTTCGCCCAGAAAATGCAATGCCACTCCCCAAAAATATGAATATCACCAAAACACTTTATGGTTATAATCCCAGGAGAAATCAATGGGTGCCAAAGTCGTTACTGAATAAAGCTGCAGCTATACCATTTGTCGGTTTAAAGAAATGAAACCAAGTGTATACATAAATGATTTACAACACCCCAGCTAAGGGAGAAGATGGTCTGTATTTCGTGAAGGTACTCAACGATGATAAGCGTAAATGTCTTGTTCAGCTTGACAATGTTAAGATTTCTGATGTGTCAGGTGAAGTCGTCATGGATGTTGTAAATGGTGAGAAGATTGAGAACTTTGATGCTCAGAATTTGGATGCCGCCCAAGAGAACTGCGAGACTTGGTTTGGTAAGAAGCTTTCCGAGGGTGTTGTCAGGGGTGCTTATACTTCCAGCCTAAAGGATGGTCAGATGACCGCTGATCGCCTCGACATCACCAAGGTATTCAACGCACAAAAGGAACTCATCGACTTTGATGGTGTCCAGCCCGGTAAGACATGTGATGTTATCCTTGAGTTCGCCGGTCTATGGTTTGCCAAGAAGGCATTCGGGTCTACTTGGAACGTTGTCCAGGTCAGGGTACATGATGACCCAATTATCGATACATACCCAGACGAATACGCTTTCATCGACGAAGCTGACCAATAAAAAAATTGTTATACATATATAAAAGATGATGAAGGGTCGTAACCAGAACATTCTGATGCTGGTCGCCGTCGCTGCTCTAATCTTCCTCCTTTTCTCCATGAACAACAAGTCCGGTTACGCTATTGTTGAGCGTGAGTACACCCCCTTCGGTGTTGCGCCTTCCTCGGGTCCCGCCCCAGGCCCCGTGGCTGCCCCAGTCGATGCCCCATGCAACGGTATGAACAAGGGTACTGGTCTCGCCTCTTCCCTCCTCCCCCGTGAGGTCGCGTCTGCCGAGGACTTCGGTCAGTTTGCCCCAGAGGATATCCTCGCGGGTCAGAACTTCCTCGAGCCTCGTAAGCAGATTGGCTTCCCCGAGACTGTCGGTGGTGCTCTCCGCAACGCGAACCAGCAGATTCGCAGGGATCCCCCCAACCCCAAGGAGCCTTTCGTATGGAACAACTCCACGATTGTCCCCGATCTTATGCAGCGTGGTTTGTGCGCTTAAAGATTAGAAATTAGTAGTATATAATTAAACATGACAAGTGTTGCACCTGACCTCTCCGAGAATGTATCTAAGCTGGTAGAGCTCACAAAACAATTAGCAGAGGCGAAGTCTGATATCAAGGTTCTTAATCAGGAGGAGAAACGTCTCAAGGAGACGGTTAAGAAACATATGGTTGAACAGGGTATCGACACCATTAATCTCAGGAAGGGTAAGATTAGTATTCGTAAGACCGTTAGGAAGGCGGGTATGAACAAGGACGCAATTAAGGATGGTCTTATGACTTTCTTTGGTGGTGATGAGACCAAGGTTGAAGGTGCTTTGAATGCCATTAAAGACGGACTTAAGACGAAAGAGTCTACCTCTCTTTCGCTAACTGGTATAAAGGATAAACCCCCAAAAGAAGATAAGTAATACAACATGGTTTGGAGCCAATATGTATATGAAGCGTCTAACGGCTTTGAAGACGACGCCAGTGATGACGATGAATTTAATGACAACACTCCTCTGAATATCGAAGACTGGGAAGTCGAATACTCAGATGAACTCTCGTACATGTGGAACACGATCAGGACACTGCTATATGATGCTCATTTGGAACACTCGGGAAAGTTTTGCGACTTTGTTGAATTTTGTTATACAGAACATGATCCGTATATCGAGCGTAAGGAAGGAGAACATGTAAATGAATTATTCTACATTTGGCGAAACGTCAGGCGAATTGTAGATGAAAATAACCTACACGAAGAAATGATGCGAGGTGCTACATTCTATCATTTTCTAGAATTTACGAAAAATTATATGCGTATATATTAAATGCTCCCCGATATTACCTCCCAGAAGGTCGCCATCCCTGCTGCTTTGTTTCTCGCTCTCAGCCCCGGTGTCCTCGTGACTACTGCCGGTAAGAACGTCAAGTTCATGAACCGTAAAACGAATCAGATGGCTGTTTTTTTCCACGCGCTGGTCTTCTTCCTCGTGTACAGCATCATTGCTCGCGCGATGGGTCTCGTACTCACCAAGACCGATCTCATAGTGACCACTGCGCTCTTCCTCGCTCTCAGCCCCGGTCTCCTTCTCACTCTCCCTCCCGGCTCGGGTGGCGTTTTCCGCTCCGGTCAGACCAGCCTTCCAGCTGTGTTGACTCACGCCATCGTATTTGCGGTGATCTTCGCGGTTTTACGTCGTCAATTTCCTCAATTCTATTAAGTAAGAAGATGAAGTATCTTGTACTCGGTCCAGCTTCTATGGGAATATTCTCTCTCATCGGGGCTCTGAAGACAAGAGAATCTTCACTCGCAGATGTGAAAGAAATTTCAGGGTCTTCAGCGGGTGCAATTTTAGCTTTATTTTTAGCAGTTGGGATGTCCGTGGATGAAATATTAGATACATCATTATCATTAAATATCCCCAACTTTGTTAAAATACGTATAGGATCATTTTTTAACAAATTTGGTTTTGTTGATATGGGACCTATTCGTAAAAAGTTGGTTGAAATTTGTGGAAGGGATCCCACATTCGAAGAAATTGATATGAAAATATACATTTCAGCATTTTGTATGAATACTTCTGAAACTGTCTATTTTTCTAAAGATACACATCCGGATATGAAAGTGATAGATGCAGTGTGTATGAGTATGGCTGTACCTTTCATATTTGCATGTGGTAAATATAATGGTGAGACGTATGTTGATGGTGGGATGAAAGAAGAATACCCATTAGCACCTTTTTACGATAAAAAAGCACATGAAATTACATGTATAAAAATTAAAATGAATCGCGTGTACCAAGAAGATATACAAACCCCTAAAGAATTTGTACAAACACTCGTTCGTTCAGCACTATCTAATCGTATAAAATACGATACACCCATAGAAATCATAGAAATAAATGTAGGTGATGCAGATGTGTTTGATTTCAACATGGACTATGAAGAAAAATTACGTTTATTCAATACAGGGTATTCGACATAACACTTTTTTTATCAGTTTACAATATATGATAGAGGTTTGCGATCCAGAAGCAGATCTTGAGGTCCTAAAAAAACTCATTAAATTGAATACAGGACATACAATTAAACTGACAAAAGAACAAACATGTCAAGCGTATGATAATATTAGAGGGGGAAAGTTACCACTCCCCCCTTTGATTATGAGTCCTAATAAAACTTACCTTATCGACAAAAAGTCACCTCTTAAGTCCAGTGACTACGATATATTATTTGATTCTTCGTCTAAACGCAAAGATATCAAGAATGTCGCGAGGAAAGTTGGAATTATACAGGTCGAACAAATGACTAAAAAACAGATGATCGATTCAATCGAAAAACGTCTGAAATTTATGAATATTCTTGAACCTGTTAAAATTGGTCGGAAGCGTACATTAGTCATGAAAAATCGCGAATTTTTTAACAGCACAGCAGTGAATAACAACTTTGGAAACAACACGGCAGTGAAGAACAACTTTGGTAACAATCTTGGTAACAACACAGCCGTGAAGAACAATTTTGGCAACAACACAGCAGTGAAGACTAATTTTCCAAACAACACAGCAGTGAAAACCAACTTTGGTAACAGCACAGCAGTGAAGACCAGTTTCCCAAATAGCACAGCAGTGAAGACGAACTTTGGTAACAGCACAGCAGTGAAAACAAATTTTAAAAATGCGAAATATCAAATCAAATTTCCCAAAGGTAGTTTGTTTAAAAATAAAGGAAAACCGAGTTTTATTCGTCCGAGTAAACCTTCATTTTTTGGTGGAATATTCGGTGGTTCAAATAAACCTGTAGAGCCCGTAGTTCCAAAGAAATCCAACAAGCCAAACGTGCCTAACAAACCCAACGTGCCTAACGTGCCTAACAAGCCAAACGTACCCAACAAGCCAAACGTACCCAACAAGCCCAACGTGCCTAACAAACCCAACGTGCCTAACAAGCCAAACGTACCCAACAAGCCAAATGTACCCAACAAGCCCAACGTGCCCAACAAGCCAAATGTACCCAACAAACCCAACGTGCCCAACAAACCCAACGTGCCCAACAAGCCAAACGTGCCTAACAAACCCAACGTACCCAACAAACCCAACGTACCCAACAAGCCAAACGTGCCAAACGTGCCTAACAAACCAAATGTACCTAACAAACCCAACGTACCCAACAAGCCCAACGTGCCAAACGTGCCTAACAAACCAAATGTACCCAACAAGCCCAACGTACCCAACAAGCCAAACGTGCCAAACGTGCCTAACAAACCAAATGTACCCAACAAGCCCAACGTACCCAACAAGCCAAATGTACCTAATGTCGCATTAAATCAAAAGAAACGTTCACTCTTAAATAAAATTGCGGAAGCTAAATCAAATGGCGTTACATTTAATTTCAATGTGAATGTTGAAAGTTTAAATTCTTTTGATAAACTTGAAAAGTTGAATAAAAATATTGATAACAGGATTGAAAATGTAATAAATAAAGGTAGAAAAATGTTATCCAATAAAATTATCAATAAAAATTTAAAAAATCAATACATGAACAAAATAACCGGAGTCAAGACCTTAAAAAACCTGAAAAATATCGAGAAAGAAATTGAATCTGATATCAAAACGAAAAAAAATGCTAAAAACACTGAATTACGAAACTATGCAAAAGAATTAGGTCTTAATAACACCGAAACTCAAATTATTATTGGTCGAAACTTGTCATTAAACGATGGTAAGGAAATGGCTAAAAATATATTAGATAAGAAAAAAAGACTTGAACTTACTCAACTTCTTGATAAAATGAGAATTCCCGTTGTCAATAGGAAACAATTCTACAATAAAATTACCTTGAATTCTAAAATCAATAATATCGAAAAAGATGTTAAAAATTATTTAAAAATGAAATCAAGAGAAAATGTCTCAAATGTTACGAAAATTCTAGATAATTATAATATTGAAAATAAAGATCGAACCAACATTTTAAAAGCTTGGAACGCGTATGAACTCGATACCATTAACGATTTGAAACGTGTAGCATCGAATCGTGCAAAAAACAAAAAGGACAAAGAAGTTGCGTTTAAACAATACTTACAAAACGATCTTCAACTTTTACCAAATGATATTGAACGCATGATGAAAGAATTTAGAAATAATTCTTCTAACATGAAACTTTTGAGAAATCGTGGTAAGGAAGTGAGAACTTTATACAATCAAAAAAATAGATTGGCCGAAAGAATACGGAAAGCTAGAAACGAAAATAAATTGAATCTCAAAATAAAATTAAATATTAAATCGATGAAAGACGTCGAAAAAATAAACAATAAAATTAATCAGGCGTATATTGGTAAAAATAAAAAAGAGTTAGCTCGTCGAGCATTAAACCGAGACATTGACATATCCGATGAACTTGAAGCTATTAAAACGAGTAACAATGTACAAAAATTGAAAAATAAATTGAATAGTATAATCAATAATAAAAAGAAAAATGATTTACAAAAACTTCAAAATGTGATTAAAAATTTGAATCAAGAAAACAAAAATAGATTTTTACAAAAATTTAAAAATCAAAATAATTCTTTAGATACTCTCATAGAAAATGTTCAAAATTATAAGGACAAAACAAAATTGGAAAATATTCTAAAAAATCTTTCAAATATTTCTGAAAATAATAAGAATAAGTTGCGAATGAATTTCAAGTCGGGTGTCAATCTTAACAAAGTCATTCTATCGGCAAAGCGTCTGGATGCAACTATGAAATCGAGAAAGTCCACGAAAAAGTTGCTTACCAACTATGTATCCTCGAAGAATTTGGGTGAAAATGGGGATAAACTTATTAAAAATTTCATGAATGGTCTTCTCACTGCAAAGAAGGTGAGAGAGGAAGCTAACAGACAGAGAATGACTCTTAATGCTGAAATTGTCACAAATAAGAAAAAGAAAGTTCGTGAAATGATGAAAAATACAAATTTAGACAATAAAGATAAAAATCGTTTCATTAACAATGTTAAAGTAAACACGGATATTGACAATTTGGAAAAGAATATACAGAAGATCAATAAAGAAATTAAAAACAAACGTGATACATTCACAAAAAAACAAAGTGAATTACAAAACTTTCTCAATGGTCTCTCAGAATTGAATGCCAAACAGAAAACCAAGATTATGGGTAAAGTAAAGAATCACACAACCGATATTAATCGTCTTAAGCGCGAAGCGGAAAAAATTGATAAGGCAAAAAAAGCGGGTAAGAGAAAGTCCGAACAGCGTTTAGCTGGTGAAGAGATTCGACGTAAGAGAGCTGAACCCAAAGAAGAAAATAACTTCAATGCAGCTCGAGCTATGGAAAACTTGAATCTTAAAAATTATGTGATGAAATCATCGTTACCTAAGAATAGCAAAAATCGTTACATCAAACAGATAGAGAGACCCGGTACAAATCTCAAACCTCTTCGTAACCTTATAAATAGTGAAATACGTTTAATAAACACACAAACGAAATTGAAAAATAGTGTCTTAAAAGCAATCAAGGGGGTGACTGGTCAATATAGGCGAGGGTGGGAAAAAGCCATTAATGAAACTCGCAGTTCGAAGGAAGTTGGCGAACTTCTCAAAAGACTCGAAGCAAAAATAAAGCTTCGTCGTGAGATTAACAATAGTACTATCGGACTTTTGAAGAAACGAGGACATCTCGCTCGTGTTATGAATCTCGGTGATGATGAAGTTAAACGTCGCGTCATATTTGAAAATCAGTCTCGGCCAATGTTACGGATAAATGCTAATAATATTTACCCCAATTCAAACTCTAATAACAACAATAACAAGCCTGTCATGAAACAAAATCCACTATTTC